AAGTGGTATTACCAGTCCCTACGCCCGCAACAAAGGTCTCAAAGTTATCTTCAGCACCGGCTAAGTTTATTGTACTCGTGCCAACACTCGTCGTAGTCTCTTTGACACGATCAGCGACAACTAACGCCATGAATTAGTCCTCAGAGATTGTGATGGAGCTTGAAGCCTCAAAGCGAATAGAGTCGCCATCTTCAATTGTTTTATCTGAGATATCACCCCAGTACAGCAGGTTGCCAGATGTAGCGGCATCCCAAATACCGAAGCCTTTAACGACAAACGCAGAACCGCTTGTGTTTTCAAATTCAATGTCCGAACTAGGACCAGCAAACGAACTACCTGAAGTTGTAGCAAAAGTAATAGGGGCACGTTGGTTAGCACCAGCACCTGTTGCTGTGTATTTAGTTGTTACAATCTCGTTGATTGTAGAATCATCGGGATCTGCTGTTTCAATCAACCCAAGATAAACTGTAGCAGGAGCAGAAAAACCACCTGCATTGGCATTCAACCAAAAATCTAAGACTGCATTTTCTAAGTAGTTTGACTTACTCATTTTGTTTCCTCTAAACGAATCAAGGCCACCCCGAAGGGTGACCCATCATCTAGGTTACTTATGCTAACTGATCACGATCAACTTCATCGGCAGTGCGAGATGCATCACCTACGTTGACAACGATAGCGAACACACGTGCTGTGATATCAGCAGAGTTATTAGCAGTAGCAGTTGCGACAACGTCAATTGTCTCTTCTGCGGCAGTCACAGCAGGAGTCTGCGAGCCTACAGCAAAAGTACCTGCAGATGAGCTATCTACAGCAGTAGTAGCCATGTACGTGTTTGTACCATCAGATACAGCAACGTCATAATCTGCAGAGTCAACTGCGTCGATTAACTCAACGCCAGCGTTCACAACGAGCATTCCCGCAGGAACAGTTGGTCCAGTCACAGTGCCACCAGCAAGTGGCAGTTCGACAGTTGCATCAACCATGTATGCTTTTGCAAGCAAGGATGTAGATTTAGCCATTATAAAATCCCCCTATTAATAGCCAGTTTGGTAACGTAAAGTTACGAGTGACTCTGGACGAAGGATCTTACGACCGTACAGGTGCATACCACGAACAATGTCAGCGAAGCTGTCTGGATCACGGTAAGTCTCAGTCTTGTTGATCTGCTGAGCAGTAGCAACGGATGAGTCGTGACCAGCTACGATAACGCCGTAGTTAGTGTCTTGCGGAGTCGTAGATGCAACAGCAGGACCAGTACCGACAGCAGGAAGGTTGTTAGAAACGTATACACGGAAACCATGCAAGTTGTTAATAACAAGACCGTTCTGAAGTCCACCAGCTTGTCCACCGAAGTCAGAGTTGAACAGGTTAGACTGCTCGTCCTTCAAAGTCTCCATGAAGACTGGATCAACGACTAACCAACGTCCTTGCGTATCAACAAACTGTTGATCTAACAAACGGCCCATGCGAGCAATAACTTGCAATGGAGAAACGGAAGCCGCATCAATTGCGTCAGCACCCGGCAAACGTGGAATGATATCCACAGCCTTACCTGCACCATTTCCGGTAACACCAAAGTCAGTTGAGTCCAACTTCATAGAAGCGAGAAGCTCATCATTTCCAGCAGTTGTTACTGCCTTAGTACCATTGACTTGATCGTTGACTGTGCCAGCCGCTGTGTGCAGAGAAGCCTGCTTATAACCAGCGAGGTAGCCAAGGACTTCTTGGTCATACTGGTCACGTAAGCGATATGCCGCACGATCAGTAGCCATTTGCATGAAGTTCACATGTGAATGTGCTTCTTCAATGTCGTCCATCTTGAAGGCAAAGTAATTTGACTTGTCGATTACAAGAGTGAAATCTTCGTCGTCAAGATCTTGCGCTGTGATTTGTGAACCACGAGTGTAAGCTTGAACTGAAATTTCAGGCTCTTTGATGATCTTCACTGAATCACCCATCTGAGCGATTTCACCGAAGTAATCGTTGTTAGTGATATCTTCTACAGTAGAAGACTTACGGAAAGCAAGCTGTACCTGCTTTGAATAGATAATTGGGCTAAAGTTACCATTAGGTAGGTTACCGTAGCCCGCCGCTGATGTAAATGCCATGATGACATCTCCTTTTATAGCATAGGGTTAAGGTTATGTGTAACTTCGCAAGAGGCCATCTAACATCAGGGTGGTACGTTCACCGGCCAAAGTGATCATACGGCCTGCGTAGTTTGGGTGTTCTGTGAAGGCGGAATAAGGATTTGTGTTATTATAAGAACTGGCAGGAACCTATAACAACACGTCTCCATACTCCTGATTTACTGCGGGTGTCCTTGCGGAGGCCGCATATTAATGTTTGGTGGACATAGTTATATCCATAAAACTTTATTTGTCAACAGATTATCGTGCTGAGCCACTTAAATCATAGATAAATTTACCAGTGCGAATTGCTTCCGCAATCTCTTCTTGCTTTGCTTCGTACTGTTGCGCAGTCATACGATTAACGTCTGACTCCTTGATATACGATTTAGTCTCGTCGCTTTCTGGTGTAGACCGTTCTGAACGACTGTTGATTGCTTTAGCGGCATCTTTATTTTTAGATGACTTGGCCTTGGTTGTAATTCCCATATCAGCTTTATACAAATCAATAGCACGTGCGGCTGACCTAGAATCAGTGTCGTTATCATACAGAGCATCTTGAACCCACTTAGGCTGATCTTCAACCCAGTTGTGGAAGTCATCTGTATCACGAATCTCTTCAAAATCTGGATGCACTTGCATTAACTCCGCTTCTGCTTTCTCTCGCATTGCTTCTAGTTTCATTTCATCAATTTGTTTAAACTTAGATTCAAACTCAGACGCTTGTTCATGCGCCTTTTTCATGGCAATTGTTTCTACAATCTGGGCAACGTCTGGGTACTGCTCCATCCACGATTCTAGCTCAGCTTCTGACTTAGGATACTGAATCTCTTTCTTCGTAGATGCTTCTAACTGTGTGCGAAGCTCGTTAATCTGCTCTTGTAATTCATTCTCTTTCTTCTGCGAGTGCCTGCGTAAATCGCCGTACCTTTTCTTAAAGGTTTTTTCCTCTGCATTCGCAGGCTCAGGGCCATCATCAGATTCTTCATTCTGCTGTGGCTCCTCTTCATCTCCCTTTAGTAAAGCTTCTAGCTCAGCTTCCTCTTCTTGAATACGTTTTTTATTAGCATTACGCTTAGCAAAGCCAGATGCGACTTTCACTTGTTCGACTTTTTCAGTCATTTCTGTTGTAGTTGTAGACATGAATATTTCCTTTGTCTGGGGCTAACGGTAGCTTTTTAGGGCGTTAGGTAGCCAGTTAAATGAAATCACTTTTTGCGTGATGATTTCAATGCACGTTGTGTTTGATCTTTTACTGATCCACCCTTAGAGAATGAGCCAGAGTAACCAGTCGGATCGCTACTGTAATCATTTCCAGCCGCAGACTCAGCCGCACCTGTTTCTTTTGCTCCATCTCCCTGACTAGCATTTTCTCTATCTTCTCTATCTTTTCTGGCTCTATCTGCCGCTTCTTGTATTGCCGCAAAAGACTTTTGAGCTTCTTTAGAAACTCCCTGTGCGTCACGATCAGCGGCGAATGGATCAAACTCCCTAGCATTTTCTCCTGTTACTGAAAATCCACTAGTTTCAACATAAGAATCTCTAAATCTTTCTTTAGTATCTTGGCGTTGTTTGTCTGAGTAAACCTCGCCTTCAAATTGCCTTTCATATGTGGCGGCTTCTAAGTCGGCCATAAACTTGCCCTTATCGTATTTATTTCCGGGCAAGAATCCGAATGTTTTATTTTTATATAGATTCATATCTAGGCCAAATTCTTTGCCTAGTTCTTCCATCATATCCGTTCGCGTAGAAATGGTGTTTAAGGATTTACCGATGGCAGTAGTGGGCAATTCAAATTTACCAGTCATAAATGGATCAGCTTTAAGTGCATCCGTATATGCTTTACCAACACCCGGTGCGTAGTTAGCGTATTTTCCTAATTCTGTATTAAAAGCCTTTTCTTTGTTTATTCTTTCTTGTTCAGCTTCTTCGCGCACACGATCATCGGAACGATCTTCTTGGTCTTCTACTTTAGGGGCTATAACTTCTGGTGTTTCGGCTACAGCCTCTTCTTCCGCTTTAAACTTATATCCTGCTGGAACAGTGTAACCCTGCATTGGCTTGCCATCGTAAAATGGAATCATCAAAATCTCATCATTTGGACCAACGTAACGTCTTAATTCAGGAGCAACAGGAGGTTGCCCTACAGCGGTACGCGCTGGGCTAGTGACGAACTGTGACTGTTGAGGCATTACACTGTACCCCGGCGCTTGGAATCCCTGCTGTGAAGGGGGCATAAACCCATAAGAAAATTGTTGTTGTGTAGGTAACACTGCGCCACCGACATTAAATTCCATAGTCTCAGGACTATTAGGATCAAACTCATCAATCATTGCGTCGATGTCAACGTCCATCTCCGCTGTATCATCCATAGTAGCTTCTTCAGAGTTGCCCATCTGTCCCATGGCATCCATCTGCGCCAAACCTTGCTTAGCCTTGTTGCGTAGCTCCATGAGATTTTCAAGGCCAATGTAACGAGTAACATCTGCTGGAAATACAAATTCACCTTCGCTTAGCTGTGCTGGAATATCATCTCGCACTTCTTTCTGGGTAGATCCTACTGGAACATCATTGCCTGAAACTGGATCAACAGTACCACCTTCATCTTTAAGGCCGCCCTCATCAAACAACTTCATTTGCTCTTCAGTTTTTTTGCTACGTCTAGCCATTAGCTAAAACCTCATCCCTTAAATACTTTAGTGAACGCAGAACTTGTATTGCGCCCTGCGATTGGTGAATGGACACTATATTGTCCGATTGTTCTAGCTTCTTGTGCTGTTCAGATATCATAATATCTAAATAGTCACAGTATGCATTCCATTGGTTGTTGTTACTGCAAAGGGGCTTGAGCTTGCTCACCACCTTCTTGCGGTCCACCTGTTGGTTGCTGGGGCTGTTCATTACCTGTAAATCCTTGTTCTCCCGGTACAGGTGCTTGACCTACACCAATATTGCTACCGCCGCCACCGGATGTGTCTTGCACTCCCGGAGGACCACCTGCCTGCTGTGGCTGTGGAGGTGGAGCATTCTGTTGCATGAGTTTTTGCTGTAGAGCGGCTTCCTCAAAGCTGTTAGTTACCTTATCAGGGTCAAGATCCATAGACTTAGCAATTTCACGTACAATGTATGGAAACTTAGCAAAGGGTGCTAATGTTGGATTAGATGCAACTTGCATGAACTGCATAAGTCGTTGGCTACGCACTTCGTTCGCCATCAACGATTCAGTGCCACGCGCTTTAACTTCTAAGTCACCTTTAATATCAGGATCAAAGTCAAACTGCATATTGAAAGAAAACATCGCTTTGCCGATAGGTGCAAGTAGGTAGTCATCAACATTTTTAATAACAGTCTTGATGCCACCAGCCGCCGCATTCATCAACATTGAGATACCTGATGCAGTACGACCAACACCAGATACACCTGTCTGTCCGTGCGCGAATGATGGGAAGCCTGTTGACTCGTCCGCTAGTACACGGGCCTTGTCAAACAACTGCATGTTCTCATTAGATACATTCGGGAACTTTGTACCGAAGATAGCTTGACCCGGTGCACCACCCTGACGGCGGAATATTTTACCCGGATACACTGAGAGATCTTGTCCCGGTACTAAGTTTGTCTCATCAATCTCAATGAGCAAATTACCTGACAAGACTGCATTGTCCACAGCCATACGCATGAAACCGTTCATCAGTGTCTGGGTATCGTCCATGTTTTCAGCGATACCTACACCGAAGAATGAGTATGGATTTAACTCATATGGCACAGCATAGTACGGTATGCGGGCAGGCTTAAATGGGTTCAGTACAGCACGTAAGATACGGTTATTACAGTACCAAATATTCGCTTGCACTTCATCGGCTTCTGAGAAGTCATCTCCAATATCAATATTGGCATTTTCTAATACTTCACGATCTACTGTGCCCCAATATTCAAGCACCTCAAAGCGGTCAATGTCGTAATCTGTTTGATAATCACGAAGATCATCTTCCCAGTATTTTTTAACGTAGCCTTCGCCCATAGCAATAACATCATCAATAACTTGACTACGGAAGAACGGTCGCTTCTTTAGTGCCCTTAATTGTGCACGTGACATCTTATGCCGCTCAATTACATACTGAGCCTCGTCCATGTTTGATGCATCTGGGTCAGGAAAGAAGTTCCACACAGAAACATGGGACGTAGAGGGAACCGTCTTGATTGTTGGGTTGTATTCCCCTTCCTCGTCCCAATTCGGGTATTCCTTATCTACAGCAAACGGACCTTTCATAATCCCAGTGCCAAATAAGGCCATTTCAAAAGCAGTGGATCGTAGCTGTTTAGAAGCGTGCGCTTCCTCCAACTGATCCATAATTTTCTTTTCCATCTTTTTAGCCGCAACCATTGCTGGGCTAAATGTAATTTGAGTAGCGGTAAGTCCCGGACCTTCTTCTAAACCGTCTACCTCAGACAGCTTGTCAGCCAATGGACCTAAGTTCATTTCCCTCAGTGTGTCAGCAGTAGCACCCGGAGGAAAGTCTCTACCGTCACCCTCAAAGCCGTAGATAGAACCTTCTTGGGTTGGTGCTCCACCTTCTTGCGGCTGAGGTTGCATATCAAAATGAACAGCTTCGGTTACACCTTCAGGCAAAACTGTTGGATCAACTGAAATCGGAAACTTCTGATTAGCAAACAATACGTCAATAATCTGACCATATGCCGCCAGTGTCTTAGTCTTTGTTACCTTAATAAAGACACGAGATTTCTCAGCTTCTGTGAATTGAACTTCAGGTCCGTAGATGCCACGATAATTACGATAAGATTGCAACCAACGATCTTCATCTTGGCGGCGAGTATCTTCAGCTTTACGATAACGCTCCATAACGTAATTAACAACAGTGCGTAACTCTGTGGGTTCATCGTGTGTTTCTTTTACATCATCTAATGTAATCTGCACATCAGAGTCTGATCCGCCAAAGATATCATCTTCTTCCATATTTAATACCCAAATTTATTGTCCGCTGGAACGAAACTAGATGTCCGCTGATGTGCAGGATCATAGTCCCATATTGAGAATCTAGGTCTTGTCATTACCCCATAACGCAATGCGTCATACAGGTGATCTTCAGACTTAGTGTCGATATCTTCTGGATTCTTTTTGTCCAGTGGGATAATCGGTAATTGTGAAATGAGATTCGTACAAGTGTTAAAAAATACAAGTCTTGGTGATTCTGTAAACTCGTCTACTTGCAGTCTGCGATGTAGCTCGTTTTTGCCTGCAACACGAGAACCTCCTGATCTATCAGATGGTCTCCACCGACATCCTTTCAGGATCATCTGCTCAGCCAAAGATGGACCAGTGTCCCCCCGCTTATGCCAGCATGAGCTATCTAGTACGCCGTACTTGATGTTCCCGTCATCTGCTTCAAGCTCAAGGACCATATCCGCAAGATCAGTAGCCAAAACCTTACTAACGTATAACTCGCGATAGACAATAAGCTGTTCATCAGGAGAACAGGCAATCCAAACAACAGCAGAATAAGAGCCGTACCCATAATCACACGCCCTAAACTTAACCCAATTACGAGGAATATCAAAAGGATCAATAACGTGTACTTGTCTGTCGAATTCAGAAAATGCCGCGCCTTCTGCAACATCCCAGTTACCCTCAAGTAATTGTTTACGTTGATGCTCAGGCAGAGACAAGAGCATCGCTTCATAGTCCCCCTGCTCATACAGATGAGGGTTATCTGTCAACATTGCAGGAATGAACCTGCGCTTAAACAGTGGCTCACCAGCTTTGGAGTGTCCCGGAGGATAACACAAAGTTTTGCCACTTTCAATATCTGTAGCGTTAAACGCTTTACCGGGAGGGGCTGGGTCAATAAACATCTTCTTAACCCATGCGTGTCCGGGACCACCGGGGTTAGTCGTTGCCCTCATGTACGTAGGCAAATCGTTTGCTGTGCTACGCAAACGTGAACGCATATAATCCCAAGCAAATCGTGTATGCCACTGTGTTAATTCGTCGAATCCTATCCAACTAAATGCCTGTCCCTGATAGCGCAGTACGTCATCATCTCTGTCTAGGTATGAGAACCATAACCTAGCTCCACTAGGGGCAGTCCACTGCATCTTGCGCTCTGACCATTTGATACCGGGCCAGATCTTTGGATACATCTCCTGAGACTTCCATACAAGCTCTCTAAGCTCCTCATTGGTGTGTCGCAATAGCAACCCACTGAAGGAGGGGTGACCCATGAACCTGAGAGGATCTGCGAGCATTGCGTAGGACTTACCTCCACCTGCCGCGCCACCGTACAGAACTTCGCGTTCACCTGACGCCAAGAACTCAGTCTGAGGACCAGCGTTAGGTTTAAATATTACATTATGATCTTCTTCGCGTATGGGAGCAAATTCAGGCTCCTCATGCGGATTCTCCATCACCTGTATCTTCGGCTGTGACACCGATTTGCGACTTCCTTGCGCCGATCCTTGTGCGGTCGATTTCTTCCGCCTTGGAGATCGCCTTCTTGTACCTTTCGGCCCACTGCCTGAGAGTTGCGCTTCGTCTTTTGTTGGATTGCTCACTGTCTATTCGCTTCTTCAATCCCATATGAGAAATGCTACGATCAGTTTGTGTCGTTAACCAATTAGCTACTTCTCTGTAGCTGTATTGCTGTAAATATTCTTTAGCTTTCTCTAACGCCCTAAGCTCCCTTGGGATAGGCAATAACTGATCGTTATCATTAGGGTCTTCTTTATAACCAAATGGAATAGTACGAGCTATTCTAGGTATAGGAAGAAAATCATCATCTTCAATTACGTTATCTGGTTGTGCAAGTATC